AACAACTTTATTATTACTGCTGTCAAACGTACATCCTAGATTACCTACGTTATCAGAACCGTTAAATGAAGCAGCAGTACCAAAACTAACAGACGTTCCTGATACAGTACCCACTATAGCGTGACCGCTATTACTTCCATCTTTATATACTATGACAACTTTATTAGCATTACTATCAAATGTTATTGCTACAATATCAGGATCGCCTATACCTATTGATGCTGCAAACTCAGCAGCAGATCCAAAACTAATACTGTTATCACTGCTATCTACAGTACCTACTATCGCTTTACCTTTGTTACTGTCTCCACCATCTTGATATGCAACAACAACTTTATTGTTACTACTGTCGAAAGCTACACAACAATCTTTACTGTTAGCTTCCTCAAAAACTACTGCTGTTCCTCTTGCTTCAGCAATATTAGTAGTCAACTGCAATGCACCATTCACATCCACATAGTAGGTCTGCCCTGCTGTCAGTCCACTTTGGTTATCGTCTACTGCACCTTGAGTATTTACAAGAACTTTAGCACCGTCTGCTGCTGGGTACGCTGATGTACCTATGTAGTTTTCTGTGGTGAGGTTTTCTCCTGTACCTACAGTTAAAACTCTTGCAACAGGGTTCTTAAATGTACCTGCTGTTCCATCAGAATAAAATAAAACGGATCTTTCTTGGTCAGGATCATAAACATTACAAGATAAATATGCAGCACCTGATTCATCATAAATAGTTACAGTATTATCTATAGTAATACTGGTTCCAGAAACTGTTGCTATAACGTATTTTATGATATAGGAGTTTCCACCATCTCTTCCAATGTAGACTATTTTATTAGCGGCAACATTATGATGTATACTACTATTACGAGGTGATCCATTAAAATCTATGCCAGTGTCTACTGGAGTTCCATAGCTTACTGACGTACCGCTTATGGTAGCTACTATAAACTTAGTATGAGTAGTTCCTGCATCGTGTCTATAAAATGCAACTAGTTTTTGAGCCGTTGAATCATACGTTATTCCAAGTTTGTCACCATAAGCATCATAAAGAGTTGTTTCTGTACCAGCACTAACTGTAGTTCCAGACAAAGACAAAACTCTGCTCTCTATGTATGCAGTGCTTGGATCTCTGTATATTACTAAACTTTTATTTGCGTTTGCATCATACGCAAGACCTAATTCTGCTGATGTTGAAGACTCAATTTCTGTTTCAGAGCCAAATGTAATATCTGTTCCTGATATAGTTGCTGCCAACGCTTCTATTGTTCTAGGATTAGGGTGAGTTCCTTTTGAAAAAACAACAATGAATTTGTTTTCAGAGGTGTCATATGTTGAGTCTTTGGTGGGAACACCACTAGCAACGTCTGAAAATGTAGCAACGGTTCCAAATGAAACTGAAGTTCCTGATATAGTAGCTACTACAGCTTTTTGTTTGTTTGAATCACCACCATCATTCCAAAATATAGCAGTTTTGGCATTATCAGGGTCATATGTAGCAGATACATAATTTGCAGCAGAACTTATAAAAGCTACAGGAGTACCAAAGCTAATACTACTTCCTGATACAGTGCAAACAACAGCATATCCATAATTACTTGCACCACTATATACAAATAAAACTTTATCTTGGCCTTCATCGTATACTGCTGCTGCCATTTGGAAATCACCAGAATATATTGCTGAAGTTTGATCACCTAATACATCTGGTGAGTTTGAAACAACGCTAACAGTACCATCAGTATTAACAACCAACGGCTTACCAGCAGCAGATATTGCACCATCGGCAGTAGCCATTATTTGTCTTGATAATTCTGGATCGTTACCTACAATACGCATAAGTTAGATTAGTCCTCATCTCTTTCTCTCGGATCAACAAAGTCAGAGTTTGCAGACCAACTGCTTCCATCGAACTTATATTTGTTGCCATACCAATCTGAAGGTGCATTTGATACATCGCTATGTAGCGTTGCATTGCCACTGTTAAGATCACCTATATGAAAATCTACAGGATCACTGCCTACAGTAATTTTATCAGAAGCCATGCTGACTGCTTTATCGTCAGCAAATAAATACTTTGATATTTTAGTTGAATTTTCTACTATTGTTTTTGACATTGTTTTCTTTATCCCTTCACAATTAATTCTGTAGCTGAAATAGCAGTTCCAGCCGTTACTGATGTACTGTCAGCAGCTGTACCTATAGTAGCATTTTCTTGCACAAAATATGTTTGACCAGCCGTTAAAGACGATTGATTTCTGCTAATACTATTTGCGATATGCAAAGTAGCCACTGCACCATCTACAACAGCATCTTTTGCAAAGCCTATAAAGTTTTCTGTAGTAAGATTGGTGCTTTGTGGAGTGTAAACACTAACATAAAAACTACTTGATAGCGATGACCCAACAACCACTTTTTCATCATTGACTAAAGATGCCCAAACGGTAGTATTGCCTGTGTCAGAAACTACTATTGGAGACCCAAAAGTTACACTAGTTCCTGATGTTGCTCCTTCTATTACATTACCTTCACTATCAGCACTAATAAAAGCAACTACAAAGTTATCTGAAGTCATCTTTGTTACACAGGGGATATATGACCCACCAGCACCATTGTTTTCCCTATATACAGTAGCTGTTCCCAAAGTTATGCTTGTACCTGATACAGTACCTATAATAGCAGTACCATAAGCATTTCCAGTTCTGTCATCATCGTAGGCTATAACAAACTTTGAATCGCTTAACGCTGCAAGTGAGTGTCTAATAACTCTATTACTGTCATAAACTACAGTCGATCCATATGATATAGAAGTACCTGATACTGTTCCTATAACAACCTTTCCGTCCTCTGGATCAGGGCTTGGAGTGTCTGACCAAGCAATAGCAATTTTTGTGTCGCTTAATGCCCCGACTGTTGAATACTTAGAAGAGTTTGCTGTAGCAAAAGTTGCAGCAGTTCCAAAACTAACACTTGTACCTGATACCGTTCCTACAATTGCTTTAGCATTACTACTGTCTGAAGAATCTTCAAAAGCAATTACAAATTTTGTATCTGTCAAACGATCAACATTATTTCTACCGTTCAGGGCTGTTTGACCTGTTTCAAAATCTGCAACAGTACCATAAGTAATACTGTTATCTGATGCATCTATTGTTCCAACTCTAGCCTTACCTTTATTTGAGTCAGACCAATCTGTATACACAAGTACAAACGTAGTAGAAGTTAGGCCAATAATATCAGGATTTTCAGTGCTTGCAATTGTAGTAGAAGATGCACTGCCATAAGAAATTGATGAACCTGAAACTACTCCTACTATACAAGTTCCATAACTACTATTACCTGAGTCACGCCCAAAGGCTACGAACTTTGAAACGCCAGGTAATCCTGTAGTAACTACTCCATTACTGCCATCAAAACCTGTATCAACTGCGGTTCCAATACCTGCGGAAGTTTGTGATATAGCACTCACAGTACCATCAGAATTAACTATAACAGGCTTACCAGCTACGATAGCACCATCAGCAGTTTTTACCACCTCTGAGTCAGAAGCTATGTTACCAACAAACTTCATCTAAGTTCCTTACGATAGTTCTTCGTATGTAACCGTGTAGGTCAAATCGTTAGCTACACTAGCAGTAACACCAATAGATGTGTCTTCTTCTAAGTACATTCCAACATTTTTATCTATTGCCACTAAGAATGAATTAGGTGCTACAGACACTGCATTTGCATAGACAACTGCTGTACCTGCTATATCATCTTGTGGGTATATACCTATTGTTATAGTAGCTGCTGCTGAAGCATCTACGTTAGATATTACTAAGCTATTTACTTTTAGAACCTTACCAGAAGATGCTGCGTTGCTTAACGCTGCTGTTGCTGAAGTTCCTGTAAGTAATGCTGTATCTGTCTTTGCCGTAATAGTAGCGACATTGACAATATTAGGTGCGGCCATTTTCTATATCCTTTCTATTAACCAAAAACCATCGACATAGCGATGGCCTTGCCTGTTGACGCTGTTGCGTTTAATTGCGTTTGAACATTACTTGTTACACCATCCAAGTAATCAAATTCTGTATTGGTAACACCAGTGTCATACAAATCTTTTAAATAATTTAATTCTGTTACAGTTCCGTTATATCCATCCAACTTATTTAATTCAGCAGTAGTAGATGTAACACCATCTAAAATATTTAATTCTGCTCCTGTAGACGTAACTGCTGTACCTGCATAGTTTAAGTTACCTGCTGCTATGTTTACTTCACCAGTACCTTTTGGTGTAATGTCTATATCAATATTAGAGTCATCTCCCATAGCTCCGACAACTACAGATCCACCTGTTGCTGAGTTGGTTACTTCTACAGCATTTACGGCAGAACTAGCAGTTTGTAACACTATACCTTCATTACCGTTTGCATCAGCAATAAAACCGCCATCAACTATCTTAGGTGCAGTTAATGTTTTATTTGATAAAGTCTGAGTGCTACTTGCATAGTAAGTATCCAGCAAATCTACATCAAAGTATTTCATAGCTGTAGCACTATTGTCATACATTAATATAGCATCGTTATTTGCTATAGCAGTACTGGTATCTATACTAATAGCTGAAGCATCTGCAACAGTATTTAGTTCTGCACCTGTAGCATTCAAACCTGATACGTTTTTATTAGAATCTACATATGCTTTAACAGATTGTTGAGTAGGAATAAGTGTAGCACTGTTAGAAGTCATATCATCTTCATCAACAAATGCTGTTGCTGTTATAGTGCCATCAGTAAGTGATCCAAAAGATATTGTTCCTGTTGTAGTAATATTAGATGATCCATTATCAATCGCACCGAATCCTGAACTTATGCTACCGCCATCTAATGCACCAGTAGTTACCAGATTGGGCATTGCAGTTATTTCATCGTCTAAATAGGCAGCTAAAGTCTGCACAGTAGCTTGTCTCATTGTACCAGCATCGTTGATAATTAATCCATCACCATCTGCGATTGCTGTTGTTCCTACTGTACTACCACCATCCATCAAGTTTAGTTCAGTAGTTGTAGCTGTTACTCCATCCATTATGTTTAGTTCTGCTGTAGAGGCAGTAACACCATCCATAATATTTAATTCAGCAGGAGTAGCACTAATTGCAGTAGTAGTTACAGTATCTAATACAGGAATATACCCACCCTGATTAATTAGGTATTGTGTATGATCTGCTGTAGGATCAACAATGGATAATGTAGTTTCATGTGCATCAGCAGTAGCACCTTCAAATACGATTGCATTGGCTGCATTCATTGTAACAGTATCTACTACTGTCTGTGTTCCATTAACTGTAAGATTACCTGAGACAGTTAAGTTGTCACCTATAGTTACTTCAGAAGTACCGTGTCCTATTGTTATAGCAGTGCCAGATATGCCTGTACCGATAGATACTGACTCACTACTGTCAGCGGTATCAACAATAAGATAAGCATCTGATCCTTGTTTGATTGTAAATGCAGTTGCTGAATTATCTGTTACTGCTACATTAATATCAGTATCATCAGCAGATATAGAATCAAGAGCAATATCGCCTACGTTAGTTATATTACCGTCACCTACGCTAAGTGCAGTAGCAGTAACGGAAGAGTTAAATGTAGCTGCACCTGCACCTGACATATCCAATGTTAATGCAGTAATACCTGATCCACCGTCATTACCTTGGAAGATCATATCCTTATCGCTTACGAGTGATTTAATTGTCAGATTATCACTGTCCATACTAACATGACCAACATTAGTACTTCCATCTTTAAATATAACCTCATCACCACCTGCATCGAGTATAATATCTCCTGCAACATCTACAGTAAGATCCCCAGAAGATAAATCTATTTCTGTTCCATCTATTGTTATATTGTCTATAGATACTCCAGCATCTGCTGTAACTGCACCTGTTACTGCTAGAGTACTGCTCATATCTACAGTACCGTTTATATCTATTGCAGTTGCAGTAAGATCAATTTCATCGGTAGCCCCAAGAGCTAATACAGTAGCACTAGAACCTTGAATAAACTGAGAAGCATCATTAAACTGTATTTTATTTGTGCTATTTAATAGGATGCCTGTATCTGCTACGTGAGTTAATGTAACATCCTGATCATTACCTAAACCAACTACAGCACCATCAGCAAGATAAAGATCACTAAATTCTAAGGAAGTTGTACCTAATGCAGCCCCATCATTAGCGTCAGGAACAAAGGCAGTTGTGGCAGTTATTGTAGTTCCCTGGACTGTACTAGACCCAGTAAGCGCACCAGTAACACCTAATGTACCAGCTATTGTTGCATTTTCATCAATATCAAGAGTATCTATATGTGCAGTACCATCAACAAATACATCTTTAAATTCCAAGGATGCAGTACCTAAATCAATATCATTATCAGTTACAGGAACTATGGCACCGTCTGCAATATAAAGTTGTTGTACTGAAGAAGAACTAACCTCAGTATAAAATTCTACATAATTATTAGTAGTATCTATAAGTACTTTATTATTCTGATCAGCATCTCCTATACGATCTATAGGTGGACCTTCTGCTGCCGTACCGTCATGCGAGTGACCAGTAGATTCGTTAAAGGCTGCTAGTACTTGGTTTAATTCTGCATTAACTGGTGCTGCGGAAATAACCTCACCACTAACTATCTGCGCTGTTGATTGTCTAGTATATCCTGCCATTATCTGTATCCTGCATCCTGATAAGTTATGGAAAACCCACTGATACTGTAGGGTGCTTGAGTTCCCGTCGATGTTATAACCAAGGATATTGCCCTACCTGATCCTTGTATGTTAGTTTCTAATACAGGACTAGATGATCCATCATAACTAAATGAAGCATCATATGTTGCTCCTGTTGTAGTATATCTTGCTAATGCTCCTGCTGTTGTTAATGAATATGTACTTGGATCTGGAACATTAGGATCATCCCAATCATATGCTATACCTAAGTTAATTGTAGACGATCCTTCTGGTCTGGTAAATAATGAAATATGCTGAAATATTTTGCGTTTTTCGGTAGAGTCGAAATATAAAAAAGGCGTTGCGTAAACAGAAACAACATCAGCAGTATTAAAAGTGTTTCCACTTTCCTGTTTAAATACTTCACCACTTGCATCTCCATGTAATACTATTTCAACATCATCTATTAAGCCACTTGTAGCTACAAATGCTCTTATACCTAATAATTCCCCAAACTCCCAACCAACTCTTCTATCTGCAAATCTAAGTCCACCTATTATTCCTGCTGTATCAGCAGCAGAAGTAGTTGTTTTTGGAAAAAAGTAACGAAACTGAGATTTATTTCTAATAACAACTGAAGACATATTATCTAAATCGTGTGTATCTGGTAGTGATTGTAACAATTGTTGTACTGGTTTAGAAATAGTTTCAAGTTCTACATCACCAATTCTAGCAGTACCTTGAATAGGACGAATACCATCAGAAGCTAGAAATAATATATCACCACCTATTTCAACAATACTATCTGTAGCAATACATCCAATATTATCTGTTACTTCTTCTAAAGAAAAATCTGCTAAAGCAGTACCTACTAATTTTTTTATTTTATCTTTACCAAAAATAAATAAAGAATTTCTAAACTTTGCTATACCTACTATATTAAATCCAACATTTTGTTGACCAGCACCTCCACTAGCAGCAAAATCAGCAGTATCAAAATCATCGCTAGGTGTTGGTTTAGTATGTAATAAAATATTTGGTCCTAATCCAGAAGTAGGAAAACCAGCATAAAATTGATGATTTATAAAATCCGTACTAACTGCTGCACCTGTAGGATTAGAATCACCTCCTGTAGCATGTTCAGTAAAAGTAGTTCCATCATATCTTGCAGGAGTATTTTTACCATCCGTTAAAATTACTGTTTCTGCTCCTTGATATGAATTAAATGAATGTCTTACTTTAGATACATCAATAGAAGATCTAAAAGAATGTACTCTAGTCCAACCACTTGTAGTATATTTCCATATTGTATAATATTGACTATATTTTGCTGTTACAGAACTACCACCTCCTGTAGCACCACTTGTAGCAGCAGAAGTAAATGTTAAAGTATAACTATTTGCATTTGGTACTGATACTACTTTCATCTCAACTGAATTTGGAGTTATTCCTCCAACTGCTGAAGACCCCGAAAGAGTAACATAATTACCTACAGATAGTCCATGCGCTGTATGTGCAACTGTTA